TGTAAATAATCTCCATCCGTCATCGCCCGCGCCTCCGGCGCACTCGGCAGGACGGAAAAGCTGCGCAGCACGCGCCATTTCAGGCGTTCGAGCGGCTGCGCCGCCAGTGCCTCCATCAGCGCCTCATGCGACAAACTGTCGTCTGTCGGCGACGGATCGACGGATTCGCGCAGCATCGCATACCGCGCGGCAAGCGCCTCGATCTCCTCGGCGCTCAGTCGCTCCAGAACCCGCGCGGTCGTGCCGAACGCCGGTCTGCCCCATCGCAGCGCGGCGCGCGATACGATCGCGGCATTCAGATACAGCCCATAGGTCGGCTCGTCCGCGCCGACGCAGGCGTCGGCCTCGGCGCGCGCGCAGAGCAATTCCTGCGCGGTCAGAAGCCGCAGCGTGAACCGTCCCGCGCGAATGCGCCGCGCACCGCCGAGCCATTGCAGCACCGCCGTCATGCGGCCACCTGCGTCCGGCGGCTGGCGGTGATCTTGACCTGTTCGAGCACCATGCCGCCGACCTCAGCGCTCTCGCTCAGCTCCGCCCACTGGCAGCCGGTGTAGATCACGCGGCTGTCCGGTCGGCAGACGACGAGGTTGAAGTCCTCGAGCGAGTAAAAGTCGATGCCGTCGCGGATGGCCTCGTCAGTGGCGTACAGGCGGCTCAGTTCGAGCGTGTACTCCGTCGTGCCGCGAATCGTGGCGATCGGCTCGGACTGCCCGAACGCCGACACCGCGCGCGAGCTTCTGGCCGCCGTGACCTTGTAGCTCTGCACGACGGCGACGCGCACGCCGTTGATCTCCAGATAAATGTCGGCGGTTGTCGGAATTTTTCCGGTCATGTTGTCCCTCCTCCCTGTCAGACGCTGATGTGCGCGGTCAGGAAGATGCGGTTCAGGCCGTGCGTGACGGTGAAGCCGAACTCGACCAGCGCGGTCGTCGCGTCGCTCGTGGACGCCGTGACCGTGACATCGTCATAGCTGTCGATGATCTCGCGCGAGACGCGATCCTCCAGCTCGACAATGACCTGCGAGCGGATCGCGCTGCGCGTGAGCGCATTGTTTTTCGCGCGGGCGAACTTCGTGCGCAGCGCCGTGCGGATGGCGGGAATGACCTCGTCGAGAATCATCGTCGTGGTCAGCTCGCGCCAAGTCGTGTCGGCGGCGCCGCCGGTCGTCGTGCGGGTCGTGACGGCGCGGATCACGCTCGTCTCGGACGAGGCGGTCTCGCAGACGGTGACGCCGCCGCAGATCAGGCGGTCGAGCGCCGTGTCGTCAAAATCCGCCGTCGTGCCCGCAAGGCCGAGCAGCGCCGCACCGTTCAGGGGCAGCGCCGGGTCGGTCTGCGCCGCGAGAACACCCGCCAGTGCCGCAGCACCGGCTGCGCCGGAACGCTCCTCCGCGCCGACGTAAAAGCCCGGCGCGACGAGCACCATGCGCTCGGAATTGAGGTTCGCCGCCGCCGCGATCAGCTCGTCCGCCGTCGCAGAAGCACCCAGCCCGCACAGGCCGATGCACTCGCAGCGCTGCGCGGAGGCCGTCTCCACGCGCGTTTTCAGGTCGGCCTGCACCTCGGCATCTGCGCTTGCGCAGACGATCAGCGACGCGGATTTCTCCGCAAATACGCGGTCAAACGCCGCCGCATACGCGGCCTTGTCGTCCGACGCGACCGGCGCAAGCAGAACCGTCGCCGCGCCGTTCTGGTACGCGAGGCGCAGCATCCCGCCCAGTTCGGTCTCCGTGCCGACCGCCGACGCGCCGGAAACATAGCTTGTGACGGTCAGAAGCGGCTCGCTCGCCGCCGCCGAAACGCCGACGAGCGCGATCACCTTCTCGGCGCTGCCCGTCGCCGTCAGGCTCGAACAGTCGTAGTCCGAGTACACGCCCGGTCGTTCGTGATAAGTTGTCATTTCCATTCTCCCTTCAATTCAAACCCGGTCAGGGTCTCGTCGTCCTCGGCCGCGGTGGCGTACCACATCGTGGAAATTTTCGCCTGTACGGCGCAGGAAAATACATCCGCACCGCCGTCATAGCTGCACGCACCCATCGAGCACGCGCCGACGCGAAGCGCCCCCGCGTCGAGACTGAGCGCCGCCAGCACCTTTGCCGCCGCATCTTCGGCAGCAGAAGCCCCGTCCTCGCCCGGCGAGAGGACGGTCAACGTGACCGTCCAGTCCACGCGGCGGCCATAGAGCGCGCGCGTGCCGTGCTCGTCGTCGTCCACCGTGCCGAGGTAGTCGAAAAATCCGGCGGACGTGCCGTCGGCCTGCCCGATCGAGAGCGCCGCGACCGGCTCGCGCAGATACGGCGCAGCCGTGGCGGGCGTCGCGCGGATGCAGTCAAGACCCGCGCGCTGTACCAGCTCCCGCAGCGCCTGAATCAGTTCTTCCACGGCGCGTCACCTCCGTCCCGTATCAGCAGCGCCCAGCAGTACGCCGTCCGCTCGTGTACCACAACGCGCTCCGCGCGGCGCACCCGATACCACGCGCCGCCCGCGCCGATGCGTCGGGTGTCTGTCAATTCCGCCTCCGGCGGGCCGAGGTAGACGTACTGCTCCGCCCCGTACCGACCCGTGCCGATGGCGGTTTGCTCCATCGCCTGTCGGCTCTTGGAGCGCACCGGCTGAATCAGCGCCGTCACCGTCGTCTGCGTGCCGTCGGCAGCTTCGAGCGTCGTCTCGCGCCCCAGTTTTTTCACCATGTTGGCGATCATGGCGTCCGCTCTCATCCGCGCACCCCCGCAAAGACGAACGAGTCGCCGATGTACGGCGCCATGATCAGTTCGGCCTGTGTGCGCAGCGCGTCGGCGGTCGGGCTGCGCGTGACGGAGACGTCGCCCGCCGAGGCGGATCGGACGCCGTCCGCGTCCAATCCGGTCTCGAATCCGCACAGCGCCATCCACGCCGCGGCGCAAATAAAACTCTCGCGGCAATCCTCGACGGTCACGCCGGGGCGCAGCCGATCCTCCAGCGCGCGCAGCGATGCCATGCAGCAGGTGCGCAGCGCGGTGGCCGCCTCGTCGCCGTCCGGCGCGAGGAATACCGCCGCCATCGTGTAGATCTCGTCGAGCAGCGCCATTAGACGACCAGCACCTTCACCGCGTCGGCGCAGATTTTGCCGAAGCCGGAGATCGACGTGATCGCCGCGCGTTCGAGCTGGCGGTCGATCAGCTTGTCGTACTCGACGGAGACTTCGCCGGCCTGCACCAGTTCGAGCGCGTAGCGGCGGTCAAGGCCGATCAGCTTGCCCGACGGTGCGCAGTCGGTGTGCAGCACCTCCGCGCCGAGCGGTGTGCCGATCGCGCCGGTGCCCTGAAAGTTCAGACCGGCAAGCGGGCTCTGCAATTCGGGCAGCTGGAGCATCGAGACCATCATCTCCGGCGCGGCGATCAGGGTGTTCATCTCATACGGCGTGAACTGCGCCCAGAGTTCCACCAGCTGCGCATAGGTGAGTGTGCCCTTGGTGCCGGAGAGCGGCGAGGTGCCGACGGTAAAGACCTCGGCGGCGTTGCCGTTGCCGTCGCCGCTGAGCAGAACGTCAATGGCGTCCTTCAGATGCATCGTCTGGATGTACGAGCCGATCTGGCGCAGCGTGACCGAGAACAGGTCGAGTTTCTGGAAGCGGATGGCCTCGTAGCTGGCGAGCAGCATACGGCCGCGCTTGTTCAGCTGAACCAGATTGCTCTTGGTCTTGATCTCCGTGACGGGGATCTGTGCGCCCTCGGCGACGCGGGCGAGTTCCTTGTCGCCGTCGTCGGTCGCAGCGTAGATGCTGCGGTAGTCCATGCCGTCGATCGTGGTGGTCGTCGCCGTGATCTTGGGCAGGATGTTGTTTTCCTCCATGCCGGTGCGCACCGTGCGGGCGATGTACTCCGGGAACAGGACGGATGCCTCGCTCGCGCGGAAGAATTTCTCCACCGGGTCGGAGTAAGCGCCCTTGACATGGATGTCAAAGCGCTTGAGCTGGCGCTGGAAGGCGTCGGTGCCTTCGAGCGCGGTGCCGCGATAATTCTCGCTCGGGTCAAGCGATTCCAGCACTTGGGCAAACGATTTGCCCTCGTGATACATACCCTTTTCCAGTCGAATTGTTTCGTAAGACATGATAGTACCTCCTATGAATTACAGATAAAGGCCGACCGTCTTGGCGGTCGTGTCCACGGTCAGGACGAGAAATTCATGCGCGCCGCTTGTCGCCGCAACGCCGCCGTTGGCGTCCGCCGCGAGGGCGCACCAGCCGACCGTCGGCGCGGTGCCGGTGTAGGGCAGCTCGACATAGCCGCGCAGCTGGACGCAGGCCGCGCCGGAGCGCACCGAGGTCAGAACCCCGAAAAAGCCCTCGCCCTTTGCGCAGACCGTAACGGAGCCGTCCGCCGCCGCGCGGCAAACCTTGCCCTCGTCCGCACTCTCCGCCGCCGTCGCAGCTGTCAAATGCTCCATGCCAATTCCATTGAATGATGTCTTCATCTTCCATTCCTCCATTTTTTCTTTCTTCTTTTTCTGTGTTCTTTTTTCTTAGGTTTACACCCCTGCGTCGTTCGTTTTGCCTTGCTCGAAGTCACACTGTCATTGCGAAGCGCTCGTTACGACGTAGGGGCGCAAACTTACAGTGTCATTGCGAACCGTCCCGCAGGACGGTGTGGCAATCTCTCCATCGCGCAGCGATGATGCGCCGTCAGGCGCATCCTACGAGGGA